TGAACGCTTCTATTAGTTGGAGGCGCACTGCTGTGGAAATGGGCGGCTGGTGGGTGTTGTCGCACCCAGCCAGCCATCAGCTCATGCTTTCAGGTCACAAGCTAACCAAGGCCCACTGCTTTAGCGCAAAAGCATAGTGAGCCTACCAGAGTTACGCTTACTGATCTATGAAAAATACTGTAAAAATAAACAGTGTTGATTTAATCAACGCTGACTCCCTGCATTACATTGCCACTCTCCCTGATAACTCCATCGACCTTATTGTTACGGATCCACCTTACTTCAGGGTAAAACCTGAAGGATGGGACAACCAGTGGAAAGGGGACGAGGATTTTTTACGCTGGCTTGATGGATACCTGGCTGAGTTCTGGCGCGTTCTGAAACCCGCCGGTAGCCTTTATCTGTTCTGTGGACATCGCCTTGCGTCTGATATTGAAATCATGATGCGGGAGCGGTTCAGTGTCCTTAATCACATCATCTGGGCAAAACCTTCCGGTCGCTGGAATGGCTGCAACAAAGAAAGCCTGCGGTCATATTTCCCGGCGACCGAGCGCATTCTCTTCGCTGAACATTACCAGGGTCCGTATAAGCCCAAGAGTGATGGATACGCAGAGAAAAGTAACGAGCTCAAACAGCATGTGCTGACGCCGCTGATTTCGTATTTCCGTGACGCGCGTGAATCGCTGGGGGTTTCCTCTAAGCAGATTGCCGATGCGACCGGGAAAAGAATATGGTGTCCCACTGGTTCGGTGCATCTCAATGGCAACTGCCAGGCGAAGCGGATTACCAGAAACTACAGGAATTGTTCACCCAGGTTGCATTCGAGAAGCATCGAAACAATGAGCTCGACACACCACACCACCAGCTGGTGGCCACGTGGCATTCGTTGAACCGGAAGTATTCAGAATTGCTGGAAGAGTATAAGTCTCTACGGCGGTTCTTTTCTGTTTCAGTCTCTGTTCCTTTCACCGATGTCTGGACGCATAAGCCGGTTCAGTTTTACCCCGGCAAACATCCATGCGAAAAGCCAGCAGACATGTTGCAGCAGATCATCAACGCCAGCAGCAGGCCGGGTGATGTTGTGGCTGATTTCTTCATGGGATCCGGTTCAACCATTAAAGCGGCTATGGCGCTGGGGCGACGGGCAATCGGTGTTGAGTTGGAAACAGAAAGGTTTATTCAGACTGTGGAAGAAATCCGCGAACTGAATAAGACATAACGATCATCACGTCATACCGCTGTGGTGATCATCATCTTCAGGCTCCGGGAATCACCTTCTTTTTCAATTTTACAAAGAGCCCGGAAGCCTGATCTCTTTCAATCACACACAGCGCCATCCGAACTATCGGAGGTGAGGCCTATGAAAATGCCATACAAACAAGATTTCATCGCTGCGCTACTTGCCGCTAAGGAGCAGGGTATTGGTGCAATGCTGGCTTTTATTATGGCGTACCTGCGTGGTCGCTATAACGGTGGCGCCAAGATGAAGACGCTAATTGATGCGCTGATGTGCGCGATGATCGCCTGGTTTATTCGTGATCTGCTCGACTTCTCCGGATTGAGTAGCAATCTCGCATACATTGCCAGCGTCTTTATTGGATACATCGGTACCGATTCAATCGGCAATCTGATTAAAAAATTCGCAGCCAAAAAAGACGGGAGTTGACGATGCAAACCAGTAATGAGCCACGCTGGCTGGTGGAAGGCCGTAAATACATTGGGCAGATGGAAATTAAAGGCCCACGCCACAATCCGTTAATCCTCCAGTTCTGGAAGGACATTAAACGAGGTGGAATTAAAAATGATGAAACGCCCTGGTGTGCCGCTTACGTCGGGTCGATGCTTGAGCGCGTCGGAATCAAATCCACCCGCTTTGAGTCTGCAAAATCATACCTCAACTGGGGTGTCGAACTTCGCGAACCAGCTTACGGCTGCGTGGTGGTATTCAGTCGCGACGGCGGCGGCCATGTCGGATTTGTGGTCGGGCAGCACCGGAACGGTGACCTGATGGTGCTGGGCGGTAACCAGTCCGACGCTATCAATATTCGTGCATTCTCACGTTCCCGAGTGACTGGTTATCGTTGGCCGGTTAACGAGTCGAGGGATAGCCGCCTGTTACCGTTGATGAATGGCACCAGTTCGGTGAAAGAATCATGATTGAAGCACTACTGGCATCACTGAAAACGTCATGGCGCTGGTGGCTGGCAATTATTGCGGTGGTTATTGTCGTTTGCGCTGTCGCTATTCTCGGTGTGCTGCTGGCAAACAGCCAGGCTGACCTGAGCACAGCGCAAAGCGATAAGCGCGTTCTGGAGCATGATAACGCGCTACAGGGGCAGGTTATCGCGGCGCAGGCTTTCAACTTCAACCGCTTCAATCAGGTGGCTGAGAATGCCAGCCGCCTTAATTCGTTGATCGATGCAGGTACCGAAAAGACTGTCATCGAATATCGGGAGATTCTTCGACGTGAAAAAACCTGTGATCTGCCTGTTCCTGCTGATGTCGCTGGTGGGTTGCTCGGCTACACGAACAATTTACGTGCCAGCGCAATGCACGCCGATTCCGGGAGCGCTGACGCAGCCGGTGATAGCGCCGCTTCCACCGGCACGTTGACGTATTGCCAGGCTGTTCTCTGGATTAAGCCGCTATTGGCAACCATCGAAAAAGCAAATAACCAATTGGTCGGGATACGTCAAATAGAGCACGACCGGAAATGAATACTTCGCGATAACCAATGCAACTGAATTTTGCATAGTACATAAGAATTGCATAAATAATTAAATATGTAAGTAATGCTAAAAAAAGTTAAGTCGAAAATCTTTTTCTATGACAGGGTTTGTAATTGCTTGAAATAGTTCAAGGTTGATATTTAACTTTCGAAGCACATCTGAGAAACAGTCCAAACATTTTTCAGGGTTAAGTGGTGTGTGTGTTTTGAATATGTCAACAATGTCTTGCGCTAACTCAAATTCTGTTGGCATTGATTTAATTGACGTATATTCAAGTCTAATGATTAACTCATCATCTTTAGGACCAAGTAGTGCTTGGGCAATGTAGGCAGCGCGGAATGATGTCCTTAACTCTGGGTGAGTTATATTGAATATTGATTTACTGTCGATATCATTAATTAAACCTTCTAATCCGGGTCTATAGTCTTGAAGTTCGTCATAACCCATCTTTTTTACTATATCCCACACATCAATGTGAAGAATCAAATTCGTCAGCATTGAAAATGTTTCATATTCAGGTGTTCTGTGCTGAATTAAATTGCTGATAATGAAAATTGGCCATCCTTCAATTAGCAAAACAAGATGTGCTAACTCATGGCAAATTGTCGCTTGACTTGGTGGGGTGTTTCCTGTGACCAATAAATGCCAGCCTTTTTCAGGGTGCCAAGACATAGAACATCGAGCTATTTCACTATCCTCTCTAGACATTTCACCAATACGAATTGGACCTAATTTCTTTTCGATTTCGTCAAGAAGATAAATAAGTTTGTTATCAGTTAATAAGCTTCTCATCGCTCTTTGCCTTAACTTCGTAATCGCTTAAATCTGCATAGTTAAAGATTAACGTTACATTAAAAGAGACAAACAAACATACGAGGAGTTTATGCCACCACGTACACCAAAAGCCTGTCGCGTTCGCGGTTGCCGCTCGACAACAACCGATCCGTCAGGCTACTGCGAATCACATAAAGGCGAAGGATGGCGGCAATACAAGCCAGGACAATCAAGACACCAGCGCGGTTATGGAACGAAGTGGGAAGTGATACGAGCCCGTATTCTGAAGCGTGATAGCGGTCTGTGTCAGAACCATCTCAGGCAGGGGATCGTCAAGCAGGCTTCCTGTGTCGACCATATCAAAGCGAAGGCTCACGGTGGCACGGATGATGACAGTAACCTCGAGAGTCTGTGTTGGTCGTGTCACGCAGCGAAGACCGCGCGTGAGCGGCTTAAGTGATAATGGTTATCATTTGTATCAGCTAGGGGGGGCAAAATCTCTGCGACCGCCTTCCTTCCGGACTGCCCGCCTCCCCGAATTTTTATACCCGCGAAAAATGAAATTTAACCAGGAGTGCCGCATATGGCTGGAACGGCAGGGCGTTCCGGGCGTCGCCCAAAGCCAACGGCGCGCAAGGAACTGGCCGGTAACCCCGGCAAGCGAGCCCTGAATAAAGAGGAACCGGTCTTTACGCCAATTAAAGGTGTAGCGCCGCCGGACTGGTTCACAGAAGACGATCTCCCGCTGGCTTCCGTCATGTGGGAACTGACCACAAAAGAGTTATGTGGGCAGGGGCTGCTGTGCGTTACCGACCTGGCGGTTCTTGAGCGCTGGTGTGTGGCTTACGAATTCTGGCGCCGTGCCGTGAAGAAAATCGCGTCGGAAGGTAACACCATCGTCGGCGCGATGGGCGGCAGGATAAAGAACCCCGAGCTGACCGCCAAGAAAGAGCAGGAGTCGGAGATGAGCTCCACCGGATCCATGCTTGGCCTTGACCCCAGTAGTCGCCAGCGTCTTATCGGCCTGGCCGGGCAGAAGAAAACCGCTAACCCATTCCTGAAGATGATCAACTCATGAGCCGGAAATCGTACCCTAACGTCAACGCCGCGAATCAATACGCCCGCAACGTTGTGCGGGGAAAGATACCCGCTTGCCAGTTTGTGCTTCAGGCCTGCCAGCGCCACATCGACGATATGGCTCAGGAGAAAAGCCGCAAATTCCGGTACCGCTTTGATAAGGACATGGCGGAGAAGGCCGCGAAGTTTATTCAATTGCTGCCGCATACCAAGGGCGAATGGGCGTTCAAACGGATGCCGATCACCCTGGAGCCGTGGCAACTTTTCATCATCTGCTGTGCCTTTGGCTGGGTGCAAAAGGGGACAAGGCTGCGCCGCTTTCGCGAGGTTTACACCGAGATCCCCCGTAAAAACGGTAAGTCGGCGATCTCCGCCGGCGTGGCGCTGTACTGCTTTACCTGTGACAACGAATTCGGCGCGGAGGTGTATTCCGGCGCCACGACTGAAAAACAGGCGTGGGAAGTGTTCCGTCCTGCACGGCTGATGTGCAAGCGGACTCCGCTGCTCGTCGAAGCGTTCGGCATCGAGGTGAATGCCTCCAACCTGAACAGGCCTGAGGACGGTGCGCGGTTCGAACCGCTGATTGGCAACCCGGGCGACGGCGCGTCGCCGCACTGCGCCATCGTCGACGAATACCACGAACACCAGACCGACTCGCTCTATACCACCATGCTGACCGGAATGGGCGCGCGTCGCCAGCCGCTGATGTGGGCGATCACCACCGCCGGTTACAACATTGAAGGTCCGTGCTACGACAAACGCCGCGAAGTGATCGAGATGCTTAACGGCTCGGTACCCAACGAGGAGCTGTTCGGCATCATCTACACGGTTGATGAAGGCGACGACTGGACGGATCCGAAGGTGCTGGAGAAGGCGAACCCGAATATGGGCGTCTCGGTGTACCGCGATTTTCTTCTCAGTCAGCAGCAGCGCGCGATTAACAATGCCCGGCAGGCGGGCGTTTTTAAAACCAAGCATCTGAATATCTGGGTGGCGGCGCGGGCGGCTTTCTATAACCTTGTGTCCTGGCAGAACTGCGAAGACAAAACGCTTTCGCTCGAGCATTTCGAAGGGCAGCCCTGTGTGCTGGCATTCGACCTTGCACGCAAACTGGATATGAACAGCATGGCGAGGCTGTTCACCCGCGAGATTGATGGCAAAACGCATTATTACAGTGTGGCGCCACGTTTCTGGGTACCGTATGACACGGTTTACAGCGTGGAGAAAAACGAGGATCGCCGCACTGCTGAACGCTTTCAGAAATGGGTGGAGATGGGTTACCTCACCGTCACCGATGGCGCAGAGGTGGATTACCGCTATATCCTGGAGGAGGCCAAAGCAGCGAACAAACTGAACCCGATCACCGAGTCACCGATTGATCCATACGGCGCAACCGGGCTTTCTCATGACCTGGCGGATGAGCAGCTTAATCCCATTACTATCATTCAGAACTACACCAACATGTCAGACCCGATGAAAGAGCTTGAAGCGGCGATCGAGTCCGGCAGGTTTCATCATGACGGCAACCCCATCATGAGCTGGTGTATTGCCAACGTGGTGGGGAAAAACATCCCCGGCAATGACGATGTGGTGAAGCCCATCAAAGAGCAGAACGAAAACAAAATCGACGGCGCCGTGGCGCTGATTATGGCAATTGGCCGGGCCATGCTTAAAGAGCCGGGCGATTTCCTCTCCTCACTGGATCCAGACGAAGACCTCTTAATTCTATGAAATCACTCGTTACTGATGTTATCGGGCTGACCGGATACGGGCTGCTCACGGCGGGGTTTTATCTGCAGTTCGGACTGGCACCCGCGCTGATGTTCTCCGGCGGTCTGTTGCTGGTGGCCGCACTGGCAATGGCCAGAAGGGGGAAACGTGTTGCTTGATGCCCTGTTCAGAAGTGAATCACTGGAGAATCCGGCCACGCCGATTAGCGGGGATCTGGTCGATACGGACGGGATTTTTAAATCTGATGTCTACGTCAGCCCCGAAACAGCCATGAAACTGGCAGCGGTTTACGCCTGTATTTATGTTCTGTCGTCAAATCTGGCGCAGATGCCGCTGCATGTTATGCGCAAGCACAACGGCAAGGTTGAGCCCGCGCGCGATCACCCGGCGTTTTATCTCATTCACGATGAGCCCAATATCTGGCAGACCAGCTACAAATGGCGCGAGCTGAAACAGCGCCACATTCTCGGCTGGGGAAATGGGTATTCGTGGGTAAAGCGTAACCGGCGCGGCGAAGTTGTCGGCCTTGAAAGTTGTATGCCGTGGGAAACAACCCTGCTGAAAACCGGCGGGCGCTATACCTACGGCCTTTACAACGAAGAGGGCGCCTTCGCCATCAGCCCGGATGACATGATCCATATCCGGGCGCTGGGTAATAACCAGAAGATGGGGCTCAGCCCGATTATGCAGCACGCCGAAACCATTGGCCTGGGCATGAGCGGACAGAAGTACACCGAAACCTTTTTCAGTGGAAACGCACGCCCGGCAGGCATTGTCTCGGTGAAAACACCGCTTCAGAAAGAGAGCTGGAGCTGGCTGAAGGAAGCCTGGCAGAAAGCCGCACTGGCGCTGCGCAGCCAGGAAAATAAGACCATGCTGCTGCCGGCGGATCTCGATTACAAAGCTCTGACGGTTTCGCCCGTCGATGCCCAGATAATCGACATGACCAAACTTAACCGCTCCATGATCGCCGGTATTTTCAATGTGCCGGCACACATGATTAACGATCTGGAAAAAGCCACGTTCTCCAACATCACCCAGCAGGCCATTCAGTTTGTCCGCTACACCATGATGCCCTGGGTGACTAACTGGGAGCAGGAGCTTAACCGGCGGCTTTTCACTCGGGCGGAACTGGCGGCAGGCTTCTACACACGTTTTAACCTGACAGGTCTTCTGCGTGGTACGCCACAGGAGCGGGCGCAGTTCTATCACTTCGCCATCACTGACGGCTGGATGAGTCGCAACGAAGCGCGCGCGTTTGAAGACATGAATCCAGTTGATGGACTGGACGAGATGCTGGTCAGCGTTAACGCCGCAAATCCCGCGAAAGACTTTACTACCGACCCAAAAAGTGAGGAGCAACCCAATGGATGATCGCGAAGTCCGCTGTTACAGCGGTGAGGTTCGGGCGGAGCAACACAGTGAGCAACCGACACACATTATCGGTTATGGCTCAGTGTTCAACAGCCGTTCTGAGCCGTTATGGGGATTCCGTGAAATCATCAAGCCCGGCGCGTTTGACGACGTGCTGAATGATGATGTACGCGGGCTGTTTAACCATGACCCTAATTTTATTCTGGGGCGCAGCGCGGCCGGTACGCTTTCACTGTCCGTTGATGATAAAGGGTTGCGCTATGACATCACCGCACCTGAAACCCAGACCATCCGGGATCTGGTTCTTGCCCCGATGTTCCGTGGCGATATCAGTCAGTCGTCTTTCGCGTTCCGCGTGGCCCGCGACGGCGAGCACTGGTACGAAGACGACGAAGGTATTGTCATCCGCGAAATCTCCCTTTTTTCCCGGCTGTTTGATGTGAGCCCGGTGACCTATCCGGCCTATCAGGAAGCCGATTCCGGTGTCCGATCCATGAAAGCCTGGCAGGAGGCGCGCGACAGTGGCGCGCTGGCGCAAGCCATTAATCAACGAATGGCGCGTGAGCGCCTGCTGAACCTTCTTAACGCGTAAGGAAAAACATGAAACTGCACGAACTGAAGCAAAAACGTAATACCATCGCTACTGATATGCGTGCGCTGCACGAAAAAATTGGTGATGCAACCTGGACTGATGAGCAGCGTAACCAGTGGAACGCCGCAAAGACTGAACTGGATGCACTTGATGAGCAGATCGGGCGTCTGGAAGAACTGCGTCGCCTCGATCAGGTACACGTTGAAGATCATGAGGATGAACAACGTCGGCAGCAACGTAACAACACACCGGAAGAGCAAAGTGCCGAGCGTCGCGCCGCGGCGTTTGATAAGTTCCTGCGTCACGGCTTCAGCGAACTGTCCGCTGAAGAACGTCAGGCAGTTAAAGAGCTGCGAGCCCAGGGTACGACGCCGGACGCTAAAGGCGGTTACACCGTACCGACGCAGATGTTGAATAAAATCGTCGACTCAATGAAAGCCTATGGCGGAATCGCCAGCGTGGCGCAGATCCTCAATACTACGAATGGTCAGGATATTACCTGGTCGACTTCCGACGGTACTGCGGAAGAAGGCGAACTCCTGGGAGAAAACACCGAAGCATCGGAAGAGGATGTAAGTTTCGGCACGGCGATTCTGGGCGCTAAAAAGTTGTCGTCCAAAATCATCCGTGTATCCAATGAGCTATTGCAGGATAGTGGTGTTGATATCGAAGCGTACCTGGCTGCACGTATTGGCCAGCGAATTGGGCGCGGTGAAGCCAAATATCTTGTTCAGGGAACCGGCGCAGGTACACCGGTACAGCCTAAAGGCCTGGTCGCGTCGGTCACCGGTACTGTAAATACTGCTGCTGCCGCAACATTCACCTGGCAGGAAATGAACAAGCTGAAACATGCTATTGATCCGGCTTACCGTGGTGGCCCTAAATACCGCTGGGCATTTAATGATTCGACCCTTCAGGTGATTGAAGAAATGGTAGATGGTCAGAATCGCCCACTGTGGTTACCGGATGTCGCAGGCGGCACCCCGGCAACGATCCTGAATATCCCGTATGTTATTGACCAGGCTATTGATGGTATTGCTGCGGGTAAGAAATTCGCGTTTCTCGGTGACTTCGACCGCTTCATTATTCGTCGTATCACCTATATGACGCTGAAGCGCCTGGTTGAACGTTATGCTGAGTACGATCAAACAGCATTCCTGGCATTTCACCGTTTTGACTGCGTCCTTGAAGACGTGGCAGCCATCAAAGCGCTGGTGGGCAAGCCGGCATAACCGAAAACCTGATGTAACCAGTACCGCGAAAGCGGTTTTTTATGCCCGCCGTCTGGCGGGCATGGAGATATCTATGCTGCTGACACTCCCAGAAATCAAGGCGCAGCTGCGGCTGGATGAAGATTTTACTGATGAGGATCCTTTTCTCGAACTGCTTGGTAGCGCGGTGCAGGCGCGAACAGAATCATTTTTGAACCGTAAACTTTACGAGAAAGATGAAGCCATTCCGGAGGAAGATACAGAAGGACTGGTTCTGACTGATGATGTAAAACTGGGAATGCTCCTGCTGTTAACTCATTACTATGAAAACCGGTCTTCGGTCAGTGAAGTTGAAAAGAGTGAAATGCCGTTGGCGTATAACTGGCTGGTTGGGCCATACAGGTTTATTCCGCTATGAAGCTACGACAAGCGCAGACCAGCGCAACTTATCTGCTGCCAGACCCCGGGGAACTTGATAAACGAGTGCTTATCCGTCAGCGGGTTGACTCACCTTCAGATGACCTTGGCACAATGCCGGTTTACCCCATTTCGTATAAAGCGTGGGCGAAGGTGGTACAGACCAGCGCGACCACATACCAGGAGACCGCCCAGACGGATAATGCCATCACTCACTACATCACTTTGCGTTATCGCCGGGGGATTACCAGCGATTTTGAGGTGGTGCAGGGGAATGAGGTATATCGCGTTAAGCGGGTTCGGGACCTGAACAGCAAACGGCGGTTCCTGTTGCTTGAATGCACTGTAATGGGCGCGGAGCCAGCATCAACCGGAAGGAGCGGTAATGGCACAACCCTTTTTACACGTTGATTTTCAGCAACCAAAGGAAATGCGCTTCAACCGCGCGCGGGTGCGGCGGGCGTTTGTCAATATCGGGCAGAGGCACATGCGTGATGCGCGCCGTCTGGTAATGCGTCGTGGGCGATCAGACGGTGGTGAAAACCCTGGTTACCAGACTGGTCGACTGGCGAAATCCATCGGCTATATGGTGCCAAAAGCAAGCGGGCGTCGCCCGGGGTTCATGACCCGTATTGCGCCAAACCAGCGAAACGGCCAGGGAAACAGACTGATCACCGGTGACTTTTACCCGGCATTCCTTTTCTACGGTGTACGTGGCGGTGCACGTCGTCAGCGTAGTCACCATCGTGGAGCGTCTGGCGGTAGCGGCTGGCGTCTTGCTCCGCGTAATAACTTCATGGTTGAGACACTGCAAAAAAACAGTCCGTGGACGCGGTACTACCTTGCCCGTGAGTTGCGTCAGTCACTTAAGCCGGAGAAACGCCGCTGATGAAACTTTCACCCATCATTGCAACACTACGGGCAAACTGCCCCGTTTTTGAGAACCGTATAGCCGGTGCTGCTCAGTTTAAAGATCTGCCTGAAATCGGAAAAATGCGACTCCCGGCGGCATATGTTGTTCCCGGTGATGATTCCCCAGGAGAGCAAAAAAGCCAGACAGATTACTGGCAGGATCTTACCGAGAGTTTCTCGGTGATTGTTTTTGTCAGTAATGGCCGGGATGAGCGAGGGCAGTTCGCATCATATGATGTGGTCCACGACATCCGGCAGGTGTTGTTCAAAGCACTTCTCGGATGGAATCCGGAGGAGCGTGGAAACCCTGTCACCTATGCCGGTGGAACATTGCTGGATGTGAATCGCCACGAACTCAGCTATCAGTTCGATTTCACTGTTGAGAATGAGCTG